TACCCACACAGAGTCTTGAGGGCAAAAACCAAAAGGGTCGCAATGACCCTTGAGCAAACAGGGTGATTTGCGCTCTAAATCAATCAGTTACAACAACACATTAATCTATGACCGTAGAACAGACAAAGAAGTACAACGACCTGCTAAACCAATACGAGCAGCGCGCCGACCTGACGCCAGGCCAGTGCCAGCTGCTGTACACGTTGGCGTGCGTCATCATTGAAGAGCACCAGCTCCAGACTTACTGCGATGCCAACGGCACGTGTTACGAAGTGGTGGGCAAGTCAGGCGACACCTACAGCCGCATGCGTCCAGAGTGGCAACAACTCAAAGAGGCGCGCCACCGCAAGCAGATCATTATTACACGCCTAGAGAATTGGATAGGTGAGGGCAAGCCAGCAGCAGACGAGAATGCCGAATACTTCAGCTAAGTATTACTTTGACGACGCATCCGCTGATCGCGCTGTTGAGTTCATCGAGCGTTTTTGCACGCACGTGAAAGGTGAGCTTGGCGGCAAGGCGTTCTTGTTGGAGGACTGGCAAAAGGACGACATCATACGTCCGCTGTTTGGATGGAAGAAAGAGGACGGCACACGCAGGTACCGCACCTGCTACGTTGAGATACCGCGCAAGAATGGCAAGTCAAACTTAAGCGCGGCCATTGCACTGTACATGTTGTTTGCCGATGGCGAACGAGGCGCCGAGGTTATCAGTGCTGCTGGCGATCGCGGGCAAGCGAACATCGTCTTTAACATCGCCCAGGAAATGATAAACAACAACGCGCACCTGCGAAGCCGCGCCAAGGTGCTGCGCAACGTTGTACATTACAAAAGCAGCTGGTACAAAAGCATCAGCGCCGAGGCATACACCAAGCACGGTCTCAATTGCCACGCTGTGATATTTGACGAGCTGCACACACAACCCAACCGCGACTTGTGGGACGTGCTAACCACATCGACGGGCGCACGACGCCAGCCACTGATCATGGCACTAACCACAGCAGGCCACGACCGCGCAAGCATTTGTTACGAGATTCACGAATACGCGCAGCAAGTCAAGGACGGCATTGTTGAGGACGACACGTTTTTGCCTGTGCTGTACGCAGCCGATGCCGACGACGACTGGACCGACGAGGCAACGTGGCGCAAGGCGAACCCTGGCTACGGCACAATTTGCCACAAGTCATACTTTGACCAAGCTGTACAAAACGCCAAGGCCAACCCGTCCATGGTCAACAGCTTTCTGCGCTTGCACCTCAACATTTGGACGTCAGCAGAAACCGCTTGGATACCTGACGACATTTGGATGAAGGGCAACAAACCGATACCACATGATCGCTTACACACACTGCCTTGCTACGGCGGCCTTGACCTTGCGAGCACTCAAGACCTCACAGCATTTGCACTTCTGTTCCGTGACGATAGCAACGATTGTTTTTATTTGCTTGTGCATCAATTTGTCAACTCTGAAAAAGCGTACACGAAAAAGCTGAGCGCTGGCATTGACTACGTGGCGTTCGAACAAGAGGGCGACATCAGCATAACGCCAGGCAACGTAACGGACTACAGGATTGTAAAGGATTACATTACTGATCAGTGCGCGAAGTACGACGTGCGCAGCATCGGCTACGACCCAAGGTTTAGTACCTACATTGTCAGCGAGCTGGAGGCCGACGGCGTGACGATGGCGCCAATGGCTCAGAACATCACAACCATGAACGGGCCAACAAAGGAATTTGAAATGGCCGCGATGAAGGGCCAGATTATCCACGGCGGCAACAGGTGTATGCGTTGGCAAATGGGTTGTGCCGTGGTGTACACTGACGTGAACGAGAACAAGCGCGTCACCAAGGAACGCCAAGAGAATAAGAAAGTCGATGGCGTGATCGCGTCCATTATTGCCATGAACGAATACTGCCATACACTCACGGCCGAGGATTTCTTTTTTGATATTATAGATTTGTAATTGTCAACGTTGTGAGTTATATTATAGCTTCACAACGACTGTATGGCCACACTTACAGAACGCCTTAGCGCACTCTTCAGGTACCGAATCGGCAAGTACAACTCGCAGACGCTAGAGGCCGAGCTGGGCATCAACCCTATTGTGCGCAGCGGCGTCAATGTCACCGAGCAAAGCGCACTGGCAATTAGCACAGTCTACGCTTGCGTTTACAAGATTGCAAGCACAATCAGCAGCTTAGGCCTTGAGGTGTATGTACGCGATGGCCGCAACGTAGAGATTGCAAACCAGCACCCAGCGTACAACCTAATCACAAGCGAGCCAAACGAATACCAGAACGCTTACGACTTTTGGGAGAACGTTATGGCGTCAGCGCTGATGTACGGCTGTGGGTACGCTGTTATCGAACGCAACGCACGCGGCTACGCTGAGCGCCTGGTGCCCGTCAGTTACTATGACGTCGATGTGAAACAGGTAGACGGCGAGCGCGTGTTTGTTATCCGTGACTATGGCGCCGTGACGCAGGACAACATGCTGGAGATTTCCAACATGAACCGCATGTCGCCAATTCGCTTGCACCGCGAAAACATGGGACTGGCCAAAGCAGCACAGGATTTTGGCAGCGAATACTTTGGGCAAAAGGGACAGATGACAGGCGTGTTGGCCAGTGATCAGCCACTGCGCAAAGAACAGATGGACGTCATCCAAAACAGCTGGAACCAAAGCGCAATGAACGCAGGTACCAAGCTGTTGCCCTTTGGCTTCAAATACCAGCGCATTACAATCACACCAGACGAAGCGCAGTTTATCGAGACGCGCAAGTTTCAAGCCGAGGAGATTTGCCGCATCTACAGCGTGCCGCCGTCACTGGTGCAGCTTGAGACGCAGACGACGTTCAACAACGTGGAGCAGCAGAACCTGCAGTTTGCCCGTCACACTATCAGCCCGTGGGCCAAGCGCATTGAACAAGAGATTGACCGCAAGCTGATTCAGAGCTTTGAGCGCCCAGACGTGTACAGCAAATTCAGCATGGACGATTTGTACCGTGGTGACTTAGCTGCACGCACCAACTACTATCAGCAGATGTTGCAATCGGGCGTTGTGTCAATTAACGAGGTGCGCCGCAAGGAAAACATGAACCCAGTAGAGGGAGGCGACACGCACACAGTACAAATCAATCAAATCGCGTTGGACCGCCTAGGCGAGTACAGCGACAAAGTATCAACTGATGGAGGACAACCAACAGCATAAAGACGCCGAGAAGAGGACGATGGGCACTATTGAAGTGCGCGAGTCTGAAGGCGACGACATGACGCTTGAGGGCTACGCTGCTGTTTACAACAGCGAGACCGACCTGGGACATTTCCGCGAGGTCATTAAGCCAGGCGCATTTGATGGCGTGCTCGACAACGACGTGCGCGCACTTATCAACCACGACCCGAATTTGATTTTGGGCCGCACCACTAACGGCACGCTTGAGCTGAGCGTAGACGAGCGCGGCCTGAAGTACAGAGTAAAGCTTGGCGATCAGCAGTACGCCAAGGACTTTTATGAAAGCGTGAAACGCGGTGACATTTCACAATCTTCGTTTGCCTTTACAATCGACAAGCAAAGTTGGAACGAAGAGCGCACCGTGCGCAGCGTGGACAAGGTGCGGCAATTGTTGGACGTGTCACCAGTGACCTATCCAGCATACGCAGCCGCCACGGTGCAAGCGCGTGACCAACAGCTTGAAACAACAGAGGCCAACGCAGTTGCAGAGGCCGACACAGATACAACAGTTATTGAAACTCAAACACACACAACTATGAATCTCAATGAGATGAAGGCAGTTCGCGGCAAGCACGCGGACCGCTACGAAGAGTTGGTTAACCTCGCAGAAACAGAAAACCGCGACTGGACCAACAACGAACAAGAAGAAGCCGACATGTGCAAGCGCGAGGTCGAGCGCCTCGACGGCAAGATTACGCGCCGTCAAGCACACGAAGACATGATTGCGCGTCAAGCACAGATGGGCGGTACTTCAGTGAGCGAAGCCAAGGAAGTAAACCGCGTCAACAAATCTTTCAGCTTGAGCCGTGCCGTCAATGCCGTTGCAATCGGCAAGGCGTTGGAAGGTGCCGAAGCTGAATGGGCACAGGAGGCCAACCGCGAAATGCAAGCGCGCGGCTTGAATATGGCTGGCCAGATTGGTATTCCAGGCAACGCCTTGTACCGTGCTGGTGGTGCTGACGATTTCCAAGCTGGTTCAGGTGACGGCTCTGGCTTTGTTGCCACTGCTGTTCCTGGTGCTATCGACGCCTTGCGCGCGCCAACCTTGGCTGAGCGTATTGGTGTGACGACCATTAACAACGCAACCGCAAACCTGCAGTTCCCACGCGTTAGCGTGAAAGCATCAGGCACTGTTGAAACAGAAGTATCTGCAGACGCCGATTCTGGTTTGGAGATGGACCAGGTGACGTTGACACCAACCCGCGTTGCTGCAAAGACATTGTGGTCAAAGCAGTTGATGCTGCAAGGTGGCCCAGCCGTGGACGCTTTGATTTCACGCGAATTGTCTGCAGGTATTAACGAAACAATCGACAAAGCCGTTTTTGCTGCTGCTCTCGTTGGAGCTTCTGGCGGTGAAAATGTGGCTGGTGCATTGACTTACGCGGCATTGACTGACGCAGAAAAAGATGTGTTGGCAGCAGGCGGCGATTTGTCGCGTTGCGTATTTGTTGGTTCACCTTCTGCTATGAGCATTTTGAAGGGCGAAGCAGCCGTTGATAACATCCGCGCCGTTGTCGAAGGCAACAACGTTGATGGGTTCACTACCTACTTTTCACCAAACGTTGCTGATTCAACAGGCGTTGGAACACCAGGCAGCTTGTTGTTTGGCGACTTTGCTGCTGGTATGTTGCTCGCGTTCTTCGGAGGTATCGACTTGTTGGTCGATCCATACAGCAACGCTGGCACTGCTCAGATTGCTTTGCACGTCAACAAGTTCTACGACACAGACGTTCGTCAGGGCGGTGCATTGTCTAAGCTGACCAACTTTAGCTGATAACAACTAACCTCACGGGAAGCTCGGCAATAGGGCTGGGCTTCCTTTTTTTTCTTACGCCATGTATGTAGCACGACCAGCACACAGCCGCCTAATTGATTTCTTCACGCTTGCTGAAGTCAAAGAGTTTTTGCGCGTGGATCACGACGACGAGGACGACGTGATTGAGGCGCTGGTGAACGCTGCTATTACCTGGTGCGAGAACTATTGCAACCGCAAGTTCAAAACGGGCCTTACGGCCACTTTTTACTTGTCACGCTTTCGCAGTGCGTCACTAGCATATGGCCCAGTGACCGCTGTTAACTCAGTCGATTACGACGACACAGCAGGCAACTTCCAGACGTTGGACACATCGAAGTATTACTACGATCAGCCCAACGACAACCCAGTGCGTATCTACTTTCACGACACGCCTGACCTTGAGGATTACAACAGCCAACCCGTGCGCGTTGTCTGCAACGTAGGCGCCGCACCAACGCAGGAAGTCAAGCACGCTGTACGCCTGCTCACAGGGCACTGGTATGAGAACCGCCGCACTGTTGTGACGGGCGCCATTGCTACGTCTATCCCATTTGCTGTCGAAGCTT